ATCGCTTTCCTTATTAAAGGAAACTCTTGCCGCGTTTGCTACGGTAAGATCGCTTCCCATATGCTCGACATACTGAACATGACCGTGATCTAATACCTTTATATTTTCTTCCATACCGACAATCTCAATTCTGCGCTCAATCCGCTATAGATGTTTTTGTTAATAGTCTCAAGAACCTCTCTACGAGACATACCAGATCTGACCATATCGTTCACATCCTTCTGTGTTATGTTGTCAGGCCAGATACACACTCTATAATCATTCTTGATCAATTTCTCATATTGTTTTATGACTTCTCTGTTTCTTGGTTCGTTGTCTAGGACAAACACTGGGTTCTTGACTGAAGGATCTAGTTCGTGATTCATACCCAAGATGGCAACAGCATTAGGTAGGAACACAGAATCAATAGGTCCTTCCGTCACATAAACCGTAGAGTTTAGATCTACGCGATCCATTCCATAGGAAAGATATTGCTGATTCTCATCAAACTTTATCGTGATGTATTTTACCTCGCTAGGATAGATTGCTCTACCCTGAAATCCTATGAGTTTCTTGTCAGAATCACGAAGAGGAATGATCAATCTTGGTTCTTGACCAACTTGCTTGTCTGGAATGTACCTGTGAACAAACTCAGCAAAGTTCTCGGCATAGAAAAGATCCGAGTGAAAATCCATCGGAATCTTTCTTGAAACCACATACTCCTTGCATTCGTGATCATCGGACAGTTCCACCATCGAAGGTAGATCAATTCTCTTTCCATCAAATGAAGGTTGCTCAAATTTGAATTCAGGCTTTGTATAATTTGAATGTCCATTCTCTCCACCCTTCCATCGCTCCAAGGCATATTCTCTGCACAAGGCAGGAGAAACTTCCTCAAGAAATTTATACAGCGTTGTACTTATACCACAATTGTGGCAACGATAGAAGAGATTGTTTCCTTTCTGATAGAAATATCCTCTGGCTCTGTTCTTGTTCTTCTGTGAGTCTCCACAGATAGGACAACGACAGTTGGCAAGATTGTCCTTCTTCCAAGCGAACTTGTCGAGGGAAGAAGAAACCATGCTGAGATATTTCTTATCGGTGATTATTGACATATCGGTGTGCTTCTGGGAATGCTCTGTTTGCCCATTCTTCCCACTCTGGAAGATCTTCGTCTCTCACAAAAGGCAAAGAAGCCATTCTTTCATCAAAACTACGAGTATCTGTGTCCTTGATCCACTGCATTTGCTTGTACTCTCCATCAAATATTCCAGTCATTTACATTACCTTTCTTCTTGAATTTTGCAATAATTTTTTCACCGTGACCAGATGATCCAACATCATCTTCTTCACCTGTTCCAATCAAATCATCCTGTTCGGACGGATCTACATTATACAGTTTCATCTTCGCTCTGTTAATACCAACCACGAACTTTCTGTTCTTTGTCAATTCGTTGTATCGGTTCTTCAGTTGCTTGACCATAATCTGATTCTTCTGATCCAGTTCCTCTGTTCCGATTAATGCAAACATGAGGTCGGCAGTAGCGGGAAGTCCGAAGGACTCTGATGTATTCTCAAGACCAATATCAGTGTTGTTATGTCCTGAACGATTCACCTGCGTTGCTGTGAACACAGGAACATTTCGTTCGATGGCAAGACCACGAAGTTCCTCTGCAATCGCTTTCACTACGCTATAAGAACTCATCGTTGCAGATGCCTTTACTCTGGCAGAAGAACAGATATTCAGATAGTCGATGAAGATGATGTCAGGTGTGAACTTCTTCTTGAGAAGCAACTCGTCAAGCAGATGTCGGAAGTGATTTACATGGGCGGTTGCGGTTGGGTACTCCTTGATAATCAACTTACCAGTAATACCCTTGGTTGCGTTGTAGATCTTCTTACCGTACATTGGCTTGGTAAGTTGCTTCATATCGTCAAGAGTGATGTCCATAATGTTGGCATCAATACGCTCGGCAATACGCTCTTCTGACATTTCGCAAGTGATGTACAGAACATTCTTGTTCTGAACAAGACAATTTGCAGCATGATGACATAGAAACAGCGACTTACCTACACCAGTACCAGCAATCACTACATTAAGTGTCTTTTGTGGTACTCCACCGTTCGTAATTGAGTTAAAAAATTCGATGTCAAACGGAATTTTCTGTTCGACTTTGTGGTAGAAGTCGTACCGCTTCTCCGCGTCCTTGATGAAATCGTGTCCGATGTTCGTGTCAAAGGATACGGATAGTGCTTCAGATAGAATGGACGGGAGAGCGGTAGGAGTACGGGTCTTCGACTTACCTTCGATGATCTGAATGGATTCCAGAATAGCGTTGTAAAGAGCGCGGTCTTTACAGAACTTTTCAGTTTCATCCACAAGCCAGTCTTCGTCTTCGGTTGTTTCCGAGAGATCTTGTACCAAGGTAGACGCCTTCTCGTAGTCCGTCTGCGTGAGGTCCTTGTCATTCTGCAAGGAGATAACCAGTGCGTCCTTATTAGGCAATCTGTTATAGTTATTGATGAAGTCATAGATCTTCCTAAAAACTTTTCTTTCACTGTTTTCCGCGAAATAATCTTCCTTAACGAATGGCAGTACGCGGCGAGAATACCCTTCGTTGTATATGAGGTTCTGAAGGATTACCTTCTGAATATTTGTACTCATTATTCCTCATCTGTCAAATTTTCCAACTGTTTAGTGAACTCCTCATCGGAGACGATAATATTGTTGTTTGTGATCGAATACTTCTCACGGACAAACTGTGAGAAGGTCGCATCAGTCAAAATAGGCAACCAAAATTCCTTGGTGTCTGTTTCCTTCTCTCGGTACTTCTTTTCCTCACCTTTTCGTGCATACCATCCATTAGATGGCTTCACGACATGGCCAGACTCCAAAGCAATATCAAGAAGACCACTCCAACGACTAATACCCCCTTCAAAAGAAACACTGATAGGGATCTTAGACTTTTCTTTAACATAACGAGACTTCTCCACATTAATAATAAAGTTGTAACCAGTAAGTTCGGTTCCGTCCTTCTCCTGCTGGCGACCAAGGATAAAGATAGTATCGGCAGAATAGTACGATCCTGTACCACCACCAACGATGTCCTTCGGATACATTCCGATCTCCTTGTAGGTATGATTGACCACTACCATAGGAATATCCTTGAGGGTAAGATGTGGTGTAATCATACGAAATAGAGACTTGATCTGCTTGGCGCGTGACATATCGGCAACAGACTTACCCTCCAGAGCATCCTCGACTTCCTTCTTGGAAGCCAGATTACCGATGGAGTCGATCACGATGATGAGTCTTTCTCCGCGGTCTAGATTCTGTAGTTGCTGCATGATGTCAAACTTAAGTTCTTCTACATCCTTGATTGGCGTATGAAGAACTCTATCCATATCAATACCGAATGTTTCGAAATAACCTTGCGGAGTACCGAACTCCGAATCATAGAATAGCATAGCAGCATCTTTGTACTTGTCAAGGTAAGACTTCGCCATCAACAAAGAAAATGCAGTCTTGAAGTGTTTGCTAGGACCAGCCCACATGGTGATGCCAGGAACAAACCCACCATCCAAACGACCAGACAGTGCGACATTAATCACAGGAACTGTGGTCTGAATCATATCCTTCTTGGTAAAGAACTTAGAAGAGGACAGTACTTCGGAGTCCTTGATTGTAGAATTTTTCTTAAGTTTGTCTAGAATACTCATCACTTCAATCCTTTCATGTTGTTTTTGACCGCTTCTATAACTTCTTTTATAGAATTTGCTTCGCCAACATAGTTTTCATATGTGTCGATATTAACATCTTTTCTCTTATTGATTTCTTTTATAGTAGACAGGAGATCTGCTTGTTTTCTCTCAAGAACACCAAGAATAATAGCATAATGTTCATATTTTAGTTTATCCAAACAAGGACTCCAGTGTATTTGATTTTTCGTGCTTCCAACCAATCACATTTGTGATAGTGGTCAGAGGTTCGAGAAAACTCTTCTCGAACTGCATATTATAGTCGATAAAACGCTCAAGATCAAGTTCCTTCGGTATGCTTCCTAGAAAAGAAACAACTCTGTCACCAATAGTATTTGGAACCTTGAGATATACGAACTTGATCTTCTCACCATCCTTAATGACGGGATATTTCTTCTGCAACTTCTTCTGCTTTATGGCATGATTGTACAGAAGAGATCCCTTGACATGGATGGGAGTTGACTTGCGATAAATTGTGTTTGCATCGGCATATTCTAGCATCCCCCTGCAACTGCGAGGAAAGGCAATCTTCTCTGCTGACAACTTATTGAACTGCTCGCGGAACTTCTCCACAAAGAAAATAAGAGTATTCTCATCAGCATTCATAAGAATGTCGATTGCTTTCTTGAGTCCATCACGCACTATCTGTGGAGTAGACGATCTTGTGGTTTCGATACCCATGATCTTAAGTTCTGGCTTGTCGAGAAGAACATCGTCTTCACCCATGAACACATTAAGCATATATCTCTTCTTGGCAGTCCATATCCCCTTGTTGGAAATAGACTCTCGCTTCATGTTCATCTTCTGCTGATATGCGTTCATCAACACGGCAAGTTCTTCATACTTCTTTTGAATAAAAGGGGTGATAGACGACTTGCAAGCCTTGTCCAAGAACTTTACGACTTTCTGATATTCCTGTGGCTGAACACCAGCAGGATAAATCTTGTCTACCAACTTGTCAAGACAGATGTAAACAGAATCTGTATCGCTGGCAATAATGTAGTCTTCATTTGTTGTCTGACAAGTCTTGTTGAGGAAGTCATTCAAGTGTTTCTCAATCCAACGAATAGACAACTGACCAGAAATGGTGATTGCTTCCGCAAGATCAAGGTCATAATATCTGAAATATTGATTTCCTACAGCACCGAAAGCAGAGTTAAGTTGAATCTTACGAACCAACTGAAAGTTATGATACTTGGAAATATCGTTGTTCAGTTGCTCGACTTCCTGCTTTGTGAGTGTATCCTTCTTCTCTTTCAGAGTTCTCTTACATTCCAACATAAGTTTCTTGTAGTGCTTGCGCTCTTCGTACATACTCTCCATTAGCGATGCAAGAAACCCCTGCTTATCCTTGCGGAAAGCAACACCATTTGCCGCGATGGACAGATCATCTCTCTCGGCAGCACTCAAGTATTCTTTAGGATCTACAAATGTTCTTGTGTTTTCACCACTCACCATACGAAGTATGGAGTCGGGAGACACGCTTCCACGGCTGTAAACAGGATTCTTATGCTTTGTCTCGGGAGAGATGTTGTATTGCATAATAAGATGCGGATACAAAGAATCCAAGTCGAATGACACAATCCATTTGTGCATTCCTGTCTGTGGATCCTTTACATAACCACCAGCAAACTGCTCTTCCTTTTCCTCGGCATTCTTCTGAGGAATGACGATGTTGCGATCAGAAAGATAGTGATAGATGATGGCATCCCAAGTGCGAACCTGAGAGAACACATCATTAAAGTTTACCTTGGCGTTGTATGCAAGAGCAATACCCAGTTCCAACAAGCGAAGTTTCTTCTCCAACTTAACGACAAGTTCAACATCAATATAGTTGTACTCTACGAACTTGGCAAAGTCCTTCTTGTAGAACTCCTGAATGTTGGAATAGTCGTCGTATGAAATCTTGTTCTCTCCAAGTTCAACAGATGCGATATGATCCAACTTGTAGGACTCGCGTGTGACGAAAGTGAACTTACGATACAGATCGAAGTAATCCATCGTGGCAATACCAACGATGTCGTATACGGTATGCTCCTTCTGCATCGCCGTAACTATGCGAGTCTTGAGTGTTTCCCAAGGAGAAAGTTTCTTCGACTCACCTTCACCTAGCACCTTCTCTATTCTGGCAAGAAGATATGGAATGTCATAGAACTGAATGTTCCAACCAGTGACAATATCACAATCCTCGTCTCGCCACAGAGCAACGAATGCTTGAAGAAGTTCGTCCTCCTCTTCGTAGTCAATAACGGTGTGATCTTCAGTCATCTTCTTGGCATTACCAAGACACAGAGTGTATGTCTTCTCCCTGTCTCCCTGCACGAAGCGCATCGTGATGACATTTACTCTCTGATCACACTTCTCAATCGTAGGGAAACCATCTTCGCACTCCACTTCGATGTCCAAGTAGCACACCTTGAGAGCCGAAGGGTTGTATTGTATTTCGCCAGGAAACTGATCGTGAATGAAAGTGTAAGTGAAATCTGTGTTTCCATAGATCTCGACTCCATTCACATCTTCGTATTGCTTTACGAATTCACGACACTCTCGTATGGAACCAAAGTCGATACGATCAACATACTTACCTTCCAAGGTCTTCCAATCTGTCTTCTTATCAGAAGGCCAGTAGAGATATGGATTGTAGTTTTCTACAATGGTCGAACGAACAAAAGATCCATTCGAGGACTTGTATCCACGACAAAGGATCTTTTCTCCGCGCACAAAGGCGTGAGTGTAAAATATCATTTTTTGTTCTTGCAGCAACCCATGTTGAGATAAGGAGATTCGTTCAGAAGTCTCGGCTCAATAAAAAGGGTAGTTTCTTTTGTATCTTCCTGTTTCTTTTCAGCATCCTTGTCTGCAATATAAGCAGACAAAAGTACCATATAGTTAATGACATCAATGCAAGTATCCTTAAAAGATTCATCGGCTACATGCATCTTGCCAGCGCGAATGAATGAACTCAATCTACTCATCTTGTCTGTAAGACGAACCATAAATCCCTGTTCCGTCTTGCAGATCCCCATGCTTTCGACACGGGTAAAGTTGGCAAAAGGTTCGATTCCTTCGTTCCCTGCATAATCTTTGTTTTTTGCTTTCATCAATTCTCTTGCTTCGGCGCAAAGTTTCATATGATGATCTAGCAACTCGTCACGGGTCATATCACACTCCTGTGGAACCAAATCCACCATTACGATCAGTTTTCTGAACTGGTTTAGTATAGCACTGTTCTAGCGTATAGTCAAGTGTTTTAATGAGTTCTCCTTGACAAATACGATCACCGTGCTTTATGACAAATGGTTCTCCGCCGTTGTTGACTATGATTACCTTGAGTTCATCGACATAATCAGAGTCGATGATTCCTTCGCAGTTTGCCATAGTGATTCCGTTCTTAAGTGCCAAACCAGAACGGGGATGAAGTCGAACGGAATAACCTTCAGGAATATCTAGGATGAGTCCTGTAGGAACGGCTACTCTATCTCCAGTATAAAGATAGATTTCTTCATTAGACCAACGAACACTTTCCTTACCAAATATTTGAATTGAATTTCCTTTTAGACAAGCAGAAATGTCAAAACAAGCCGATTGTTGTGTGCTGAATTTTGGAAATGTTGCGTATGGACTTGTTTGGAATATTTTAAGCATAATTTAAATCTCACAAATAACAATTGTTTCTGTTGGTTCCGTCACAGTATCTATGGTGTAACTGGTGGGATTTCCAGTTTTTACCAATCGCCAGCAGAAACTTCTACAAAATCTTCTGGTCTAAGGTATGGAATTATCTTACCACAATAAATTCCTTTAACCAAACAAAATGATGTGTCCTGTGCTATCTCACCGTAGTAGATAAATCTATCACTAGATTTTAAATCAAATACTTGAACATCTATATCTGTTGGGTCTACTAATTTAACAATTGAATTTACTCTTGGGTTTGGCATAGTATTATCCTAATATAACCATTTCTCTGTTTAGTTTTCTGCGTATTCTTGCAGCCATATAATCAAGTATTACAAAAGTACTGTTTGTGGTCGCAGTTCCTGCTTTATTTACTATAAATGCAACACCCATATAATCACCAGTTGCAGCAGGATAATACACAGCGGCATTTGAAGGAGCGGCAGTACTTTCTGTATTTGTAGCATCTGTCACATTCTTTATCTTGTATGTTGTTGTGTAGGTTCCACCAGTGCTTTTCTCTACACACATATAAAGCCTATACAGTTTGTTTGCTGCGACTGTCACAGTGGTGTTAACTCTTTCCTGAGAACCGTCTTTTCGAAAAACCACATTCCAAGTGGTGTCAT